TCACCACGGCAGCCGCGCAAACCCGCCCTTGCTGCCCAACTCCGCCCACGAACGCCACTTACGGTACACACCATCGCGGCCGTCGCTGCTCTCGCGGCTCACGCCAGGGTCGGGGCGGGTGTTTCCCTCCACCGTCCAACAGCCGCCCTTCCCGACCTCGACCACAATCCCGACGTGGCCGATCCTGCCGAGGTTGGAGAAGTGGAAGAGGGCAAGATCGCCCACCTGCACCTTCCCCGCCGCGTCCTCGTTCTCGATCCAATAGCCGTTCTTCTTCGCCCAGGCCGCGAGACTCGGCGTCCAGCCCGTCTTGGGAAAATCGGGGGGAACAGCCTTGCCGAGCGCCTGCGCGGCCTTGATGAGCCTGTACACTGCCCATGCGGCGCACCAGGCAGCGGGGACAAGGATGTTCACGGTGGCAAGATAGATGGCGATGAACTTGCCCTTGTTGTTGCCGCCCTCCTCGCGGACGCTAAGGTTGCCAGGGAGCAGAGCGTCGGCGGCGGCACGGCGGGCGATGGGACCAGAGTTCGGTAGTGTCATTGGTGTGTGATCTCCTGCAAGTAAAAAAGGGGAGGAGGCTATCTCCTCCCCAACGGCCCCGCGCCGCCATGCCGCAACGCGGGGAAACGCTAAGCCAACTGCGTCCAGGTGCGACCCAGATCGTCGGTGTACCACTGCTGGATCGCGCCGCCCGACGGCTCGAACAGGCCCATGATGCGCCCCGTCGCGGCGTTGTACGCGAGGTCGCGCACGTCCCCGTGCGGGGTCTGCGCCGCCACGTTGGGCTGGAGCACGTAATCGTCGGGGTCGGAGAGGTCGGTGTAGACGAGGTTGGTGTCGTGGGCGACGGTTTCCACCAGAAGGAACACACCCCGTTGCGTGTCCTCCACCACGCCGACTGAGGTCGTGGAAGAATCGAAAGTCAAAAGGTTGCTCCCCGTGCGACCGAAGTCGCTGCTCGAAATCACCGCCCAGCCGCCCACCTCATAGCCGCCCGTGCCCTCCGCAACCCCTACGAGGAGGCCGCGCCGCGAGTCCACGGCGAGGCGGCGGAAACGCTCCACCCCCGCGTAGGGGGCGCTCTGGGCGACCGCCTCGTGCGTCCCCGCGTCCAGCGCCTTGATCGTGGCGTCGTCGAGCGCCACGCAGAGGATGCCGCGGGCGCGGTCGTAGACGAGCGCCGTTGGCTTCGCGGCGACGAACACGCGGAAGGTGGCCCTGCCGCGCCTGCGCGGGTAGAAGTCGCGGGTGACGGAGTTGCCGCTGGTCGCGTGGTAGAGCTGCGCCGTGGCATTGGCTCCCGCCCCGTGGAGTTCGCCGTTTCCAGAAGTCTGGTAGTAGCCGTCCGCGTCCGTCGCACCGCTGCCCCGCGCCCCGCCGCCCTCCTGGGCCTCCACGGTGTCCTCGTAGCGCGGCTGGTGATCCTGGCCGTTGGCGAGGCCGTGGCCCGATGCCCGAAGGGTCTGGGCCGCCACCAGAACGATGGCCCCGTCGGCATAGTCCTCGCCCGCGTGGTTGAAGGCGTCCCCACACGCGGGGTACCATTCCACCTCGTCGTAGAGGGGCTGCGCGGACACCGACGCGCCGAACGGCCTGTCCCAGCCGTACTGCCAGCCCGTCGCCGCTCCCGCATAGAGGCACCCCTGGCCCGCGATGAAGGTGGCGGGGAGGGATCGGTTGAGATACCAGTCCTCGACGGGCGGGTAGATGGTCGGGGTGCCGCTCGGCACCGCTGGCGCGTCGATGGTCGCCGTGAGGCCAGGGTAGCGCAGAATGCTACCAGACGAGTGCGCGTCCGAGCCGTTCAGGCGGTCGGCGAGGCCCTCGATGCTCTGGACCGCGAAGGCCGTCGTCTCGACTTCCTCCGTGACCATTCGGGTGTAGGCGAGGTCAGGCTCCTCCGCCGTCTGCCGCCCGTCCACGCGCCCGAGGAGGAACCGCCTTGCGAAATAGGTAAGTTCGGTGTCCGCATCGAGGATTTCTTTGGGCCGCGTCTGCTGCGGCCAGTCGCCCGTCAGGGTATATGCGCCGCCTGAAACCGTGCCCTGATTCGTGTACCACGTGGGCACCCAGTCGGCGAACGCGCCTCCCGAGGCGTCCCCGCGCACGTAGGAGATCGTGTCGATCTCCACCGCCTTGCCGCTCGGCACGTCGATATGGATGTCCTCGATGCGCCATACTCCGAAATATCGGGGCATCCGCGTCGGCAGCGGCCAGCGAGTATCCTGAGCATCCGTCGCGGCACTGACGTTGTGGGGAGCGCACAGGTCGATGTCGATGTCCGTCCAAACCCCGTCCGCGCCCGTGGCGAGGCCAGACGACCAACTCTTGTCGGGCGTCTCTTCCCCCGAGTAAACGTCCTCGCGGGTGATGCTGCCGCCGCCGAACTCGGTGTTGTCGATCTCCACCGAACAGGCGGGGATGGTTACGGTGAGCGGGACGTTATCCGATCCCACGGACCGCACCCGAAGCCGCAGGTAGCGGTAGGTGAGCGCCGAAACGGCGGGGACGAAACTCACCGTCCCGCGCCCGCCAGGGATGCGGGCGTAGCCCGACCCGTCGTAGTCCGCGAGCGCCGCGCCGCCCCAGGTGCCCTTCGACCCGTCTCCCTTCGCGATCTGGAAGCTCGACGCCAGCGAGAGCGTCATGCCCGCGAAAACCTTGCCCCGCAGCGGCAGGCGGATGCAGCGCGGGTCGTCGCCGTTGGCCGTGAGGTCCGCGCTGGAGAGCGAACAGCCAATCGGCACTCCCTCCCCCGCGCTGTCGGACCAGTTGACCATCTGCGCCTGGAGGCCGACCTGGTACTGTTTCTGGACGCCGCTGGCGCTGAAGGAGCCGCCGCTGGCCTCCACGGCTGACGGAGTGTGGCCCGAGATCGAGACGGTCATCGCGTCGGGGTACGCCTGCTCCATCGCCCGAATCACGCCCGAGACGGAATAGGTCTTGTCCCCGTGGAGCGCCGCGCCCGCCTGCCCCGTGGCCCGCTGGTAGCCCGTGGAGGACACCGAGACGGCCGCGGGCGTATTGGCCGTCGTGGTCGCCCCGTCGATGGTATGGGTGAGGATGTGGTTGGTGTAGGAGTAGTCGCAGGGCTGGGCGAGCAGGTCCACGCTGTAGGTGCCCGACGCGCCGCCGCCGCAGCCGCCGTACACGAAGTACGGGGACTCCGAGGGGCCGCACTCCGCCGACATGGTGCAGTAGTGGGTGATCTCCCCGCCGTCGTTCGGCAGGTCGCCCGCGAACGAAACGGGGCCAGCGGACAGGCTGTAGGAACCCCCGAACCTGCCCAATCGGAACTTCGCCCGCTGGCTCTGCGGCGCGTCGGCGACCATGTTGTACCAGCCCGCCCCGCCGAGGCTCTCGATCTCCAGAACTTCTTCCGTCTCCACGCTGAGGGTCGCGGTGATGTCGAGCGACTTGGAGAGCGTCACCTTGGCGTCCTCCGCGACCTCCAGCGTGTCGTAGAGGTAGCCGATCTCGCTCGGGAAGTCGTAGCCCGATGCCGTGACTTTGAACCCGACCTTAACCTCGTAGGGGTCGCCCGCCAGCCGCCCGATCGGGTTGCCGTGCTCGTCCACCTCGACGATCTCCTCGGCGTAGGCAATCGCGTCCACCGCCATCCCGCCCGCCGTCGCCGCCACGCGGCCCGTGCAGGACGGCATCGCGGGCGCGTCGGGTTCCTCAATCGGAAATCGGCGGTTGTCGAAGGATAAGGTGGTGACGCCCTGGAGGCGGAACTGCCACGTCAGGGTGCGGGTGCGGCCCGTGCGGTATGCCATGTGATCTCTCCGTCGGCCGTCAGTCGTCGTAGCCCGTCAGACTCGGGAAGGTGCCGTCGGCGTTCTGAACGGCGACGGCCTCGCCCACGAGCGCGACCATCCCCAGGTGCTCGGCCAGCGCCGCCCTTTTCGCCCCCAAGAGCGGCGCGACCTGATCGCCCTCGCCCCTGCGCCGCGCCTCCTCCCGCTCCCTCTTGGCGCGGACGGAAATCGCCGCGCTGTGTGACAGTGCCATTAGCCCGATGCCCTCCCCGACCAAACGGTGTCGATCTCGTAGGTGACGCGCTCGTGGCCTGAATCCTCGTCGCTCTCCTCGGCGGTAATGGAAATGGTGCGGCGCACCACCCAGCCATCGAGCAGCGCGGATTCATCCCCGTCCGCGCCCAGCCCCTTGATCCGCACGTAGGCGTTGGCGCGGAGGGTGTCCACGTACCAGGGAGTAGAAACGGTGGCCGTCAGGCGGTTGTGCGCGACCGCGTCGTAGAGGCGTCGGGCCGCGATTTTGAGGTTGGTTTCGTCCGCGATCCCCTGCACGTGGGCCACCAGCAGCTTGATTCTGCCGAGGAAGTCGCGGGAGGTCGGGTCATCCAGCGAGTCCTGGTTGACCGTGACCTTCGTGGCGTATTTCAGGTTCTGTTTCTCGTCGTAACTCTCCACCCTGACGGCATTCGCCTCTGGCGGGGAAGGGGACAGCGTCAGGGAGCCGACCTCCACGACCCCGCTACCAAGGTCGTGGTCGCCTTCCAGCAGCGAGAGCGTCCAGCGGTCGGCAACATCCGTTTCCCGCGCCCGCTCGACCATCTTCAGGCGGTGGCGGTTGGCGGGGTTGGCGTCGTCAATGGCCTGGACGACGTTATACTCTTTGTTTTTTCGCCTGAGCAACAGCAGCAGGTCGCGCAGGACGCGCTCTCCGTCGTCACCCCGTTTGGGCATCCATCTTGGCCTTTTGCCATCCTTCGTCGCCACGGGCATTTTGGTTGTGTCCACGCCCGCAGGGGTGGACAGGAGCGACTCAAAGCCGCAGGCCCCCAGCACCCTGTTGATCCCCTCCACGACCGTCAGCCCGTCGAGCGAGTCGGCGCGGGTCATGCGGACCTCGGAGAGCCGATACCGCATATCCCTGAGCGCCAGCCGCGCCCCGAATGCGAGGCGGTCACGACCACTGTCGTAGTCCACGTTCACATCGCCTTCCACGGTGGCGAGGCCAAGCAGCACAGGCTCCCAGTCGTCCAATGCCGTGTCGCGCCGCTCGACCACCACGCTCATATCCCCGCGCTCCAGCGCCTTGCGGCCCAGCTCGCTCCACACCTGCACGTCGCAGGCACCCTCCACGCGCCCGTCCCAGGTGTCGGTGACGGATAGGTTGCTGACCACCTCGGCGGCCCATTCGGTCGTGTTGCGTGTCTCGAAAATCGGAGGCCAGAGCGGCTGGTAAGAGGCGAAAAACGGCGTGAGGTACTGGTCGGCACCGTTCGAGAAGGTCAGTTTCGCCCTGTAGGTTGTCCTCGCGGTTTCCGCCGCCCACGAGGAGATCGCCGTCGTGTCGGGCTTGACGATCTCGACGCCCACCGAGGTAGCCGTGGCGTCCCCCAGATTGGTCAGCGGGATCGAGGACGGGGCCGTGAGCGGCGGCTGCTCCAGGTCAAACGGGGCGTCATACACTACCTGATCCGCTGCGGGGAACCGCACCGCGGAGTAGCCGAGCACCCACTTCACGGCGGGGTTGATCGCCACGCGGATCGTGGTATCTTCGGGCCAGTAGTGGCTCCCCGACACGTCGGACAGCATGGGGGCGGCGACCATGCGGCCCCGCTGCCGCTCCAGGCAGGTCGGGGCACACAGGTACACCAGCAGGCCCCACTGGGGCACGGGAACGATAGTGAGGTAGCCCGAGCGGTCTGCCACGGCGTCATCGACAACCCACTCGTCGATCAGGGTCGGGGTGCCGCCCACGTCCTCGGGATCCGCCCAGCGCCAGACTCTCACGCGCCCGCCTGGATACAGGCCGATCTGCCAGTCGTGCCAGGCGACCACAAATCCGTTGCGGTGGTCGGCCAGGGCGTCGGCGATCATCGACCAGGAAATCGACCACGATCCGTCGCGGCGCAGGTCGAAGAAATTACTTTCCAGCGCCCAGACCAGCGTGTCGCCGCTGCCGCTCCTGCCCGTTTCGGTGGCGTGGGAAAGCCCCACGGCGGGCACGGGCGACAGCGCGATGCCGTCCGCGTTTTCGCCCGCGGGGCGCACACTCGCCAAGAGCGGCGGGAGGGTGTAGGCGGGCGGGTCGAGGCCCTTGCGTACTGCGATCCACCAGGAGGCGTTGTGGGCCGTAGTGTTGGGCGCGGTCGTCCACGCGGACAGTGCCTCGTAGTCGTACTGGTCCGCGGCCTGCGGGCGCAGCATCCACAGGCCCGTCACGGGTTCGCGCATCACCTGTGCAGGCGGCTGGGCGTCCGCGCCCTGGAGGATGATCTCCTGCGCGTGGCGGTAGTCGCCCATACCAGGGCGAATGCAGTGCGAGTGCGGAACGTCAAATCGGACGCGCCAGAGGGCCATTTAGTGTGATCTCCGAAACCGTCAGACCATCAGAACGAGAGGGTGCGGGCCAGCGCGTACTCCATCTCCAGTACCCTGGTGGCGTCGCTGGCGCGGGGACCGCCCCCGATCAGGGCGATCCTCACCCCCTCCAGGGCGCGGGTGTTGGCCTCCAGAGCCTTCTGGTGCTGACGCTGCTGCGCCTGAGCCGCCGCGTCCGCTGCCAGCGCGGCCTTGCCCGCCTGGTAGCCCTCGACGCCGCCTTTGACGCCCCCGATGAGCGCCCCCGCGCCCGTTCCGACTTTGAAACCGAGCGCCGCGCCTGGGATCGCGCCGACGCCGCCTGCCAGCGCCCCGATGCCGCCGCCGATCGCTGCCCCCAGCAGCCCTCCTCCGAGGGACCAGAGGCCCATCTGCTGCCCCGCGCCCGACAGGGTGGAGCCGAGGACGCTGTTGCCCCGACTGGTGGCGAGGGAGCCGCCCGCCTCCAGGCCCATTGAGGCGAGGAAGGGAATAATGGTGAGAAGATTCAGGCCGCGCAGCAATCCGCCCAATCCCCCGAGCGCCCCGCGGAGTCGCTGAAGGCGCGATACCTGCGTTGCGGCGCGAGGGAAATTGGCAGGTACGTGGTACACCTGCCCGTTCATGTACACCTGGCGCATCCCCTCGGGGATTACCGCGCCGCCTGCGCTCACGGCAGCACGAGCCGCCACCCGCGCTCCCGCTGCCGTACCCGCGGCCGCGGTCCCCGCGCCCACGATCGCCCCTGCCCCCGCGCTCGCTCCCGCCGCTACGGCCGCCGATCCCGCCGCCGCCGCCCCCGCGACGCCCGCGCCCACTCCCTGCATCGCGATCAGGCGCAGGGCGGCGGCGGCTTCGATCGCGGAGCGCACCAGAGCGCGGAACGAGCCATACAGGAGCGATCCGCCTTTGACCAGAAGGGCCAGCACGAGCGCCAGGCCCGCCTTGCCGCCCGTGGCGGCGTTAATCGCCCCCAAACCGTCCGCGACCACCTTCGCGACCGCCCCCACAGGGGCCATGATTTGAATGAGGAGATCACCCGTGGGCGCGAAGATGTCGCGCAGGGACTCGATGAGTTTCGCCCCCTGCGCGGCGGGGTCGCCCGCCGCCATCTGGGAGGCGACCGACTTCACCTGCTCCGACTCGCCCGCACGGATCAGGAGGCGATACAGCGCCTCGCCGCCGCGCTCGTTGTAATAGGTGAGCAGGCCGTCTTTCGTCCACGTTTCGCCCGTCGCCCGCTGGAGCATGGCGGGGAGGGCCACGGCCCGCCCCAACAGCTCCTTGATGTCCGCCGCGTCACCCGCGCCCGAGCGGATCTGGGTGAGGTTGAACGCGCTGTCGCGCAAGCCCGTGCGGTCTACGCTCGATGCCGACAGGACATTAACCAGCGCGGCGCTCTCGCGCCCCACGTCGCCCGACTTCGTGCCTGCCCCCAACAGTAGGGAGCCGAGCCGCCCCACGTCGCGAGTGTCGTAGAGGCTCCCCGCCGCCGTCTTTTTCAGGTCACGCAGGACGCGATCCGCCTCCCTAACGTCGCCGACCAGCGCCCTGAACTGTGCTCGCATCGGGGAGAGTTCCGCCGCGCGAGCGATGCCAGAGAGTTGGCCGAAGGCGGCCACCAACAGTCCCAGACCCGCCGCCAGCCCGCTCGCCGCGCTCATCACGTCGAGCAGCGGCAGGCGCAGGCCCGCCAGCGACTTGCTCAGCCGCTCCGTGGCGTCGTCGGCCCCCTTCGCCTCGCTCTTGATGCGGCGAAGCCCGTGGGCGGCCTGATCGCCGCCCTGCATGGAAATGCGGACGAGGAGGGACATGAGTTCCATGTGGAGGTGGGTTTCCTATCGGGGGTGGGAGGCGGTCACGCGCGGCGCGTGACTATGCCTCGCCCTGGCGGTGGGGAGCCGCCGCCCTGCGCCCTGGTCGCGTCCTCGGCATCGAGGAGGTCGATGGCGATGATCTCATCCAGATCAGTGAGCGCGTAGCAGGGCGGCAGGTGGGCGAGGTGACAGTGCAGGTGTTTGAGGCTGGCCCGCAGGCGCATCCGCCTGAGCGGGTCAGCCCTCAGCCGTTTTTTGCGTCGGCGAGGCTTTGTTCGGGCGCAAACAGCGCGGACGCCTCATCGGAAAGAAACGCGGCCATCACGCGCTGGTAGATCGCGATAAAGGCATCAGAGACATGGCCTTCGCTGTCGGGCTGGAGCAGGTCCAGATAAAACTGCGCGGGGGCGTCGCCAGGGGCGATCGGGGCCTTGTGGCAGGCTGCCAGCGTCGCCACCTGCATCGCCAGGCTCTCCGTGAGGTCGGGGTTGCGGCGGCGGATTTCCGCCGCGTCGTCGGCGATGCGCCAGAAGGTCGGCGCGTCGGCTTCCTGGTAGGAGAGCACTACGTCGTCCGCCGCGTTACCAAAAAGGTCGCCCACGGGCACGTCAGCGGTCTTCAGGGCGCGGCGCGGGGCGCGGCTGGCGAGGTCTTTGAGGGAGGGGGATTTAGGGGGCTTGCTGCGGGGGGCTGGCATGGCTGTGATCTCTATCTGTCGATGTCAGGCCGCGCGAGGGAGCCTCGCTCCCGCTCCCTTCCTCATGGAAGGGAGCGGGGAAGGGCGGGCGCGTGACTGTGGCGGCGTCACGGCAAAGCCGTGGGCGGGTCGAGCGAGACTTCGTTTCGCCTGATTACGACTCGTCCACGACCGCGTTGCAGTTAATCCGCACACGCTCGGCCTGCGGGGTGTCCATCGCGGCATCCCAGGTCCACTCCGAGATGTAGCCCACCCACTCGTTGTAGCTGGCGAGGGTTGAGAGCGGCTTCGTCTCGACCTTGATATACGTTCCGACGTTGGCATTGGTGTTGTTGAACGTGTAGCCCGCCGCGGGTACCAACCCCTCAATCTCGACGCTCGCGGTCGCCTTACCAGGGCGCTCGCGCCGCCCGCCACAGAGCGTACTCATGTCGATGTCGGGGACGCTCTTGCTCGCCATGACGCGCCGCGCGATACATTTCACGCTCGCGGCGGTGCCCCACGTCGGGGTGCCGTCCACCGCGCCGCCAAAGGTCACCTGAACGGCGATATCCTCGCCAATAAGTTCCATTTTCTGTGATCTCCATTACAGCCCGCTCTCAGACGGGCTGGTACGTAACTGCGTAGATCGCCCCCACGTGCTGCGGGGGCGTACCGCCCGTCTGGGCGGGGTCGGGGTAGGAAAACGCGGAGCGATACGAGACGCCATATTTGGTCCCGCCCTCGCCCTCGATCTCCTCACCCGCGAGCGCGGCGCAGGCCGCGTCCGCGAGGGCTTTGGCCTGCGCGACCGAAGCCGCGACCGCCCGCACGGACACGTAGGTCGTCCCGCCCACGACGGCGCGGCAGAGCGAGTGGCGGGCCGCGTCGCTGGCGACGGAGACGACGAGGTAGGGCATCTGCGACGCCTGCGGGGCGAGGCTGGCGGCGATGGTATCCGTCAGGGCGCTCACGTCCGCATCGCCCCGCAGTGCGGCGATGATGATCTGGATGGCGTCGATGGCGTACAGGCTCATGGGGTTATCTCCTGCGCTATTCGCTACTGCCGCATCTCCGCCCTGGCAATCGCGGGGATCATTTCGCGCACCTCCTGAAAGGCGGGGAGCAGGTAGGGTTGCGAGGCGGTATGGATAGTGCCCAGCTCCACGTGCGCCCCGTAGTCGGCGGTGGGGCCAGCCACGCCCTCGGCGTAGCCCGCACCATCGACGACCTCGCTGGTGACGCTGGCCCGTAGCGCCCCCGTGTCCACAGGCGCAAGCTCCTGCGCCCTGGCCTGCACGGCGAAAAGGACGCGACGCACCGTGCGGCCTGGCAGGGCTTCGAGGTGGCGGATGATGCGCTCGGAGTGGTCTGTGAGCGCCATCGCGCTACCCGATCTCCAACCAGTCGATCGCCCGCACGGGCCGCTCCTCGCCGTCGCCGTCCGTGATTCTGATCCACACGCGATAGAGGCCGTTGCCCAACTCCAGCCCACCCTCGGGGCCAATCAGGATCGCGAAGTCGTAGCGGGGATCGGCCTCCGCGCCGTTGTCGGCGATAATCCCCTGCTCCCAGTCGGCGTCGGAGGGGGTGTCGGAGAGGCCGAGCGCGGAGACGAGCTTGAAGGCGAAATCGACGGCGGTCGTGCCTGATGCGACCGTGATCTCGTCGTCGGTGAGCGGCCAGGAGAGGTATTCGGTAGTGAGTCGGTTGCGGGCAATCACGGTCGGCGATCTCCAACGCATTCACGCTCCGCGTGAACGATGTTGCGGCGGCGGGGGCGTCCGACGATGCCGCGCCAGCGCACATTACTAAGGAAAGGGCGGCGGGCCGCGTGGCCGATCTTCCAGGCGAAATTGCGGATGGCGCGGACGGCGGGAGCGAGGAAGCCGCTCGGCACGTACCAGCGCGAGAGGCGGCGACGCCCGCCGCGACCAAACAGGGTGGTATGACGCATGAGGGCGGCCTCCCTACCCTGGCGCGATGGGGGGCGGATATTCGCCCTCACGGGTGAGTTCCGAGGTGAGCCGCCCCTGCGCATCGAAGTTGGAGGTAGAGGTATAGGCTGCCAGCAGGCCCTCTTCGTCCTGGCTCTCCGCCGCCTCAGGCGAGCTGTACAGGCGCAGTTTGGCGTAGACCACCTGCCCCTGATCGTTCGTCTGCACCTCCGAAACGCGCACGTTGCGCCCGACGAGGCCAAGAACGAGGGAGAGGTCGGCGGCAACGGCAGTGAGGGCATCCGTCACGGGCGACAGGTCCACCTGTGCAGGCAGCGCGTCGATCCCCGTCGCGGCGAGGGGCGTCGCGCCCGAAAAGACGCGTAAGGAGCCCGAGAAGTCGTCGGCCACGTCCCCGCGCCACTCGTACAGGCCCGACCCCACTTCGACGAACCCCGTGGTCAGGTCACTGCCCGACTGGACGCCGTCCGCGTCGAAGAGCTTTCCCGTAAGGGTCAGGCCCGTCTGAGACGAGCGCAGCACGATCGGGATCGTCAGGGAGCGCACGGCTTAGCCCTCCCCCGTCTCGTCGGGCACCGCCACATACGAGGCGACTACGGGGGCGCGGAGTTGCGCCGCTGTCTGTTCGGCGAGGGCGTTGTAGGTGGTGGTCGCGTTCTGGATCGCGGCCCTGACCGAATTGGCCTTCGCGACAGAGAGGATGTACTCCATGATCGTCGCCAGCGTGTACTCCTCGCGGCTCTGGGGATTCGGGATCGTGGCGTTCGGGTTCTCGGGGTCGGGGATGGTGGCGCTATAGCCGAACGTCTGGCAGAACCCATTGAGGATATGGAGCCACCCCTCGTAGGGGATGTCGGTGAAGGTGATGGAGGCGGGCATGGTGATCTCTCCTGCCGAGAATTAGGTGATCGAGTCGTAGACGGGGACGAAGCCCAGGCTGGTGCCCGAGGCGTCGAAGATTTCCACCTTCCCCGTGACGCTCCCAAGCGTGGCGGCGGCGGCGCTGTTGCCGACTCCAAGGCCGACGTGGGCAATCGCCTTCCCGTCGCTCCGCACGGAGAACTGGTTGGCGCTCGCCCCGTTCTGGACTTGGAGGATGTCGGCGGTTGCTCCCGTGGGAGCCTTGACCCTGAGCTGGGTAACGCTCGTGCGGGTGCTGCCGATCTGGCAGGCGACCGTCTGACCCGCCGCGACGCCGCCCGTCATGGGGCTGAGTACCAGCGCCGTGTCCCACGAGGTCAACTGCTGGTCGAACGAGGCTGACCCCTTCGCAACGAATGGACCATTGATGCGCAACTCGTTGTTCGCGACAACGTTGCCATTGAACGTGACGCCCGACATCGTGCTGGCGCGGCCAATGAGGGTGGTCGCCGTCCCAGACGTGTTGTACAACTGGAGGCCCGACGCGGTGATCCCCGCCACCAGCACCCCAGACGCGTCCTTGACGACCAGCGCGGGGAGGGTTTGCCCCGCGTTGAGTTTGACGACCAGGGTGTTATCGCTCCCCTCGTAGGTCGCACCCGCCGCCCCGATCACGTACCCAGATCCGTTCATGGCGAGTAGGGGCTTGCCTGAGGCGATCGAGGCCGCGTTCACGTCGGAGAGGTCGGCGAGGGCGTCGATGGGCGGGGCGATGGCGATGTTCATCGGGCATCCCCCGTGCGCCGCGGCCAGAACCAGTGGCCGACCACCACGCCGATGGCGAGAGGCACGAGCGGGGTAGAATCCGTGGCGGCCCAAACCAGCTCCGAGAGCGTGTCCCCGCGGCGCTTGTTGGCGACGGTGTAGACCTCGTGGGCGAGGCCCGCGGCGAGGAGGGCGCCCCAGATCGTGCGGGTGCCGAGTTTCATGCCGCCTCTTTTTCCGCGGTCGCCGCGGGCGCCTCATCCACTACCCATTCGCGTGTTTTCGGGTTACGGAGGAAATTCACGGCCGCGATACCCGCAGCGACGAGCGCGACGACGTGCGCTGGCTGCGCACCGACCGCCATCTGCCCCGCCAGCGCCTTTACCGCGGCGTAGGAGCCGCCCACGCTCGCGGCGAACTCCACCCACCGAAACGAGGGGCCAAAATAGCGATCGAGGAGGCCCGAAAGCCCACCCGCGGCGGCGCTGGCCGTGTCGCGCCCTCGTTTTTGCAGCCAGTCGTCAATCATTTCTCGCCTCTCGCTGATCCAGCAGAATGTCGATCTTCGTCTCGATCCGCGCCAGGCGGTCGTCCGTGGTTCGTTGCGTCTTGTCTAACCCTTCCGCGCGGCTCTCGACGCGCACGATGGCCGTTTCGTGGCGATCGGTCGCCGCCTGGACGCGGAACACCCATCCGCACAGGGCGGGAATGGCGATGGTGAGCAGGGCGATCCAGACCTCTGGCCGCCGCCACCAGGGAGCAGGGGATGTGTTCGTCACGGCTCCCCCGCCTTCTTCGTCGCGACCGCGAGAGTCAGCGCCCCCGTTCGGCCCGCGTCGGTGGCAACCACCTCGTAGCGATTGCCGCCCGCGGTGATGTGGTTGCGGGGGGAAACTTGCGCGGTGAGGGGCAGGAGGATGGTGGTGTCGTAGGTCGATGTCACCTTGCCGCCCGCCAGAAACTCCCGCTCGCCAGTGTGCGCGAGAACGGAGCACGGGTACGTCGCCGTCGTCTCAGCGTACTCGTAGCCGTATGCCGTCTCCAACCGCTCCCCCTTGCCCACCACCGTACAGGTGTCGCGCAGGGTGGCTCTCGCCGCCTCCTGCGCGGCGGCCAGAGCGAGGGCGACGGGATCGCACGTCATATCCAGAGCCTCCCGCCACTGCTCCGCCTGTACAGATGGGGACCACCCCGCGCCACATCCGAGCGAGTCGCCTTCACGTTGCGCGGCCTGGCCCTGCCGCGGTAGTGCGCGGCTCGCTCCTGCGCCTGTTTATGCGCCTGCGAGAGAGACAGGCGCAGATCGCCACTGGCCGTGTCGATCTGGTGGGCGAGGTCGGAGGCGCGGCGCTCCCAGAGGTCAGCCGCTGCTCCCATCAGGTCGTGGCGATGGCCTGTGAGGTACACCGACGTGTACTCCTGGCTAAAATGCCACGTACCGACGTTGCCTTCGTCGAGAAGGATATTGGCCGCAGGAATCGCCGCCCCGTCTTGGTCGTAGAGAGCCACCGCCTCCCAATCGTTGCCCTCCGTGCAGTGGACCGTGTAGTCCGCCGCGCCCGTGGCCTCCTCGATTGACGCCCGCAGAGCGCGTTTCCGTACGGAGATGCGGCGGGCGTCCAGTGCGTCCTGGAGGGCCTCATCCTCGTAGGCGTCCGCGCAGGCCCCAAGCTCTCGGCGCAGGCGGGCGATATAGGGGGTGATGGAGGGGCGCAGGGGCATGGGGTGTATTCGGGGAGGGAAGAGGAGGCCCCCATCAGAGGGCCTGGGCGGTAAGTTACGGGAGACGGTACGCCGTGACCGAGCAGGCGGGGGAACCGCTTGCGGCGGCAAAGGAGACGTTGAGGTTGCCGTCATCCTGGAGGTAGCGGGCGCTCTCGAACGGCCCGAAGATGCGCGTTGCGCCCGCCGCGATGGACTGGGACAGATCGCCCAGGCCCGCCGCGAGGAAGTCGCCCGCCTTCACGGCTACCGTGACGGCGGCATCGTCGGTGTTGGCGACAATGAGGATCAGGCGCTCCGTGCCCTTGCCGCCTGCGGCGACGGGGACGGTGCCGTCGGTGTCGATCGAAGCCGCGGCGGGGGCGGAGATGTTGCCGTCGTAGCTGAGGTCAGTGACGGTGATGGATGCGGGGTTAGCCATTGGGGATTGTCCTTAATGGAGAGAGCGGCCCTGACGCGCAGGGCGACGGGGCCGCTCTATGGGCAGTCACGCTCGCGTGACCGAGGAGGAGAGGAGCTTACAGAGTGGACAGCAGGGTCGCGGCGCAGGACGGACGCACCATCTTCGCGCCATAGACGTGGAGGCCTTTGACGGCATCGGCGAAGTCGCGCTCGGGGCGGAATGCCTCCACGGAGACGACCTGCTGCGCCACGGACAGCGCGGACGGGTGGCCCGCCACGATCAGGCGGTTGCTGCCAGAGGGCGTGTGGACCTGAGTCGATTTGTGAATCGTCAGGCCAGCCGCCTCGCCGACCCTGCCGTTAGCACGAGTCTCAGCGCCCGCCGCGCTGCCGTCCGCGACGAACCGCGAGTCCTTCAGCAAGAGGCCGTAGAAGGCAGGAGTCACGATGGCCCATCGCTGTCCATCATCGGGCACGTCGGCCTCGTCCAGCTTGGTCGCGAGGTCCACGAGGTAATCGTAGGCGGTGCTGGAGGTCGGGGTGATCGCGGCACCCGCGTTGGTGATCTTGTTCGCGGACGCGATGCCCGCGTAGAGGCTGGCGAGGTAGGAGTCCATCACCTTCTGGAGCCTGTACGCCGACTCGCGCACCGCCGCGCCGCGCTGGTCGGCGTTGCCCTGGATGCGGTCCAGGTCCGCGACCGAAAAGTTGAAGTACTTCTCCTGGTCGATCAGGAGCACGGTCTGAGCGCCGTCCAGCGCCTCGGGAGCGTCGATTCCAGCCGAGCGGTCGTAGTCCTTGATCGACACCGTGCCGATGCTGTTGATCCGCACGGTGTCGCCCGCGCCCGTGATCTCTCCCTCGTAGTCGCGGTTCGCCAGAGCGCCAAAGACCAGGGCGGTCTTCATCGTCTCCAGGATTTCCGCGCTCCAAACCTCGGGGATAAAGTTGTCGAGTGCCATGTGTGTGACTTCCTTTTAAATTGCCAACGCGTTTCGTCGGCCTCAGAATCGCCCCGAAAGGGCGCGGTCGCGCACCTCACGGGGGAGCGCCATGATCTGCTCCCTGGACATTTTCCGCAACGCGGCGAGGGTGATCTCGGTCGTGCGTCCAGGGGTCGGCGGGGTGATGGCGGGAGCGGTCACGCTCGCGTGACCAGCGGCAGGGGCGGTGACGCCCTTTAGATAGGACTTCGCGGCGAGCAGCGAGTCGATGGCGTCGTCCAGGTTGGCGCTCTGTGCGCCGTCCCACTGGATGCTGTCCCGATCCAGCAGCGCGAACACCGCGTCGGGATCGACAGTGCCCTTGCTGCGGGCGGCGTTGAGAATTTTCTCGCGGCGCAGATCGGAAACGAGGGCGTCACGCTCGGCGGCGGCGGCCTTCGCCTCTTCGCGGGCGCGTTCCACTTCAGAGAGTTCCGCCAGGCGGCGCTCTTCCGCCGTTTTTTCGTATTCGGAGAGTTTCTTGCGGTTGCCCGCGCTCTCGGAGCGCAGTTTCTTGATTTCAGCCTGCGCCCAGTCGGGCAGGGACTCAATCCCCGTCTTTTCTGGTTCGGCGGTGGGATTTTCAGGGGTGTTGGGAACGGCAGGCTCCTGGCCTACGGGCTGCTCGGCAGGCTCCTGGCCTGTCGGGGCGGCGGGGGTGCTCATGTGATCTCCTCGGTCACGCTCCGCCTGTACGTACCTGTACAGGCGGGCATCTACAAGGAGATGGCCGCGCGGCGGGGATGGGACAAATCACGTGCGCGTGGACGCGCTTTGCGTGAGCGTGATCTCCTTCAGCGGGCGCGTGTATCTGGTGCGCCCCCAACGGGGATGGGTTTTCTCCCCGACGAAATCCGACAACTCCAACTCACCCCGCCTGTACAGGCGGGCGGCTTCATGGCCTAATACCTGCGCCTGCACGTCCTCATCCTGCGTTGCCAGCCACTCCGCTCCCGTCTGGCGTGGGGGCAGGCCAGGAAACCATGGAGTCGCCGTGCAGCGGCAGCGAACGTGACTGGCGAACGGCTCCGACAGGTCGTGCAGGGTGCCATCCATCGCCAAACATACAGGGCACGTGCGGCGGGACTTGCTGGCGAGCCAGCGCCATTTCTCGACCACGCCGCTCTCCTGGTAGGCCGCGATGCTACCCTCCCGATACGCCCTCAGGGATTCCGTGCGGCTGATGGTGAGGGCGCGTGTCAGGGAGACGCCGAGCGCGTCACGTAGCATGGGAGCCACGCGGCGCGGGTTGTGACCTGCCGCAAGGCCCGCCACGAGCGCGTCCTGCGCCTTCCCCACGCCCTCCACCGACAGGGAGCGGAACAGGTCGGACACGGGGCTGGCCGCGCTCGTGACTGTCGCGGCGATTGCCTGTACCGCCTGTACAGGCAGACGGTTAAAATCCGCGACGATGCTCCCGATCTGTTCAGAGGCGTTCTCAATCGCCCGCACGGCCGCCTCCCCACGGGCGGCTTTCACGCTACGCTCCCCCCGCTCGGCGAGGGAGCGCATCTCCTCGTCAATCTGCGCCAGCAGGGAGCGATATCGTTCCATGCGCAGCAGCCTTGCGATACCGACTTCCTCGCCGCGCTCGCGCATCGCCTCCACCTGCGCCACCAACCGCGCCAGATCGCGCTCGATGCGCTGATGGGCGGCTCCCCACGCCCGCGTCAGATCACTGGCGGCCTCCCGCTCCCCATTGAGCAGGGCGGCGCGATGCTGATGGGCGAGGGTGTATATGTCGGGCATGGGGATTACTCCCCGTCGTCTGCGCCGCGGTTGAAGGCGTCCAGCAGCCCCGATCCGAGGGCTGCGCCCTCCGCCGCAACCTTCTGCGCCTCTGTCTCGGCGTCGTAGCCATACTCTGCCAGGATCGTGCTGCGGGACACTCCCAACTGCGTCTTGCCGAGCGCCGCGTCCACGTCCTCGCGGGTCATGGCTGCGCCGCGGTCAATGACAGGCGGCCAGTGCAGCGCGATCTCGTGGTCGTAGCCCAGGCCCCCCATATCGAGGGCGCGTTTGATAACCTCGACGACGAGCGGCCCATACAGGCTGCGTTTCGTTTCCGTGAGGTCCACGAGCGCCTGGTAGAGCACTTCGAGGGCGCGGCCCGACGAGAGCTGGCCCAGGTCGGCGACCTTGCCGAAGGCGATCTCGGGGACGCTGCTCATGCTGTAGAGCAGCGACACCATCTCGCCGAGGCGCTGGGAGTGGCCCGCGATGTCCACGTCGGCCTGGAGGTAGCCCATCTCGAACTGATCGTTCGGTGAGACATACACGGTGTCGGGTGATAGGTCAATCGGTTCGTCGTCGGGAACGCCCTTGGCCCAGGCTTTACTGTGGCCCTGCAGGCGCAGGACGCGCTGGCTGTTGCTCGCCAGGAAGTTGATGGCGCGGTTGATCCTGATGAGGTCGCGCGTCAGGTCGGGGGTGCCATGAGCGCGGTGCGGCGCGGGCAAATTCTTGGCGTGGACGATAGGGCACCAGGGGTAGGGCCAAACCACTGGCTCGCGGACGAGGTGGTAGCCCGCGTTGGAGCGATACGTTCCCTCGCGGATGCTCTCGCTGATCGTCCAGAAGCCGTTTTCGCCGCGCTCCACGACCATCTGATAGTAGTCGATCTGCCCCGACGCGGGATTGTCCACGGGGCAGACCATCACGTAGGCCGTCACGTCCTCATGATCCAACGGATTGGTAACGATGGTGACGTGCTGCGCGTCCAGGGAGCGCAGGCGAGGGTATTTATGGCCCGCTGGCGGCGCTTGCAGCATCACATAGGCGTCGCCTGACACCGCTCCCGAGGTCGCGAGATCGACCCAGAATCGCTCCCCGCCGTTCTGGACCATCAGGCCCTTCACCCACTCATCTGCGGGAGTGTCGCCCTCGCCGTCGATCTCGATGTCTGCGCCTTTGCCCATGAGAGCGCCCGCCGACTTGTCCAGAACCTTGCGCACGAGGTTAATAATCGTGTTATCGCTCGCGTCAGGGTCGGTGTCAGACGGGCGCAACGGCTCGGGCCAGTCGCCCTCGTACAGACGCCACGCAGTCGCCACGTCCATCTGGCGCTGCGCGTCGCGAGTGATGTAGGCGTCGATAATCTTCTGATCCATGTGATCTCCAGGTGCGGGTGCTACCAACCCGCCCTCTTCCTCTGTTGCGCGGCTTTCGTCGGCACTTGTCGGCCAGGGAGCGGGCCGCCCTCGCCGAGCATCAGCTCCGTAAAGGCCCACACCAGGGCATCCAGTCGGTCGGGGCTGGTATCGGCAGGTGTCCAGGTGGTTAGCTGCCCCTCCAACTCAGGGAACGCCCCCGCGTGGTGGATGAGGTGGCGCTCGTAGAGCGCGGCCACGGGTTCGGCTCGCAAAACCTTGCCTCTGGTGGCTCGCACACCCTGGTAGGCGACGGACTTGCCGCCGACCGCGCGGATATTGGCCTCCACGAGATCGCCGCCCTGGTTGGTTTCGGCGACGATCCGATCGGCGGCGTACTTGCGGTAGAGGTCAACGGCAACCTGCCCCCACTGGGTCGCGGTGTATTTGCCCGAGGCGTCCTCCAGCACGTAGCCGTGACCGTCCAGCCCAAGGCCCGCGACGATGATCCCTGTCTCGTTGCTCTCCTCATTGGCGCTCACGGCGGGGTCGATGGCGACCACGATGCGGCGCATGGGGAGTTTCAGAGAGCCAAATTCGGGGGCGGCCTCGTCGTCGTGGAAGACGTCGCCATAGGTGCGACGATCGGCCTCGATCTGGTCGTAGCGCCAGAGAGCGTTTTCGGTGTCGTCGAGAATCTCGCCGTCGAGTTCCTGGCGTCCGAGCCTGGTGCCCTCGTAGGAGGCGAGGAGATCGCGGAACGACTCGGCGAGGTTGGCGTAGTTGTCCCTCGTCCTGCCGCCCGTGACGTGGACGCCGCCGCGCCGCTCGCGGGCGTCCTTCGCCAGTCGTTTCAGCAGCGCGACGGGGCGCGGAGTGGTCGTGACGGCGACCTGCGGGCGATACTGCGGCAGGCGCAGGCCCATTTGCAGATTGCCCCACGTCTCGACGAGGTAACGCCACGCCGCCAACTCATCGCACCACGCGAAATGGTGTTGCGGGCCACGCAGTTGGTCGGGGCGGTCGCCGCTGTAGCACGTGGCCGTGCTGCCGTTCGGCCAGGTGAGGCGGCGTTTGGAAGGCTCCCAAATGGGTCTGAACCACGGCGGGGAGCAGGCGAGGATGCCGCTCTCGCCCTCCACCATCACGTCGCGGTAGTCGGCGGCCGTGCGGGCGACGAGCGCGATGCGGCAGCCAGGGCACTCAGCGGCCTTCGCGATCACCCACTCGCTCCCCGTGCGCGACTTGCCCCACCCGCGGCCCGCGAGGATGAGCCAGATGTTCCATGACCAGACGGGAGCGAGTTGGTCGGGCCGCGCCCAAAATTCCCACCTGTGGTAGAGGTCGAGTTTCTCCTCGTCGGTCAGGCTGTCCAGAAAGGCGGCGCGGTCGGCTTCGGGGAGGCGGGCGAGGGCGAGCGCCGTCAACTTCACGCCGACCCCGCCTGCACAGGCGGGGTGGCGTCGGCC